TGCATTCAAACCGGGGAGCAACTCTTTCAGTAGTTGTGCACGAGAAATAGCCATTTAATGCTCCTTAGATTAAAGTGTTACAGCTTGAGCAGTATTGTTGTAATACTCGTGTAAACCAAAGTTAAACTTAACGTAAACTTCTGGATACTGAGTAAACACCAAAGTGCTTGAAGCAGGAATAGTCATTGCAGTAGATGCAGTGCCTGTTGGACTATTTACTGTTACTTGAGCACTATTCAATACAACTGAAGTAGAGCCAGCAGCAGCAAATGTCGAAACATAAGCGCCTGTACCAACATATTGACCGTTTGAAGCAATATAACCAACTTCAGTACCAACTAACAAGTTAGAAGGCAAAGCTGAAACAGTTAATGTGCCTGTACCACTTGTATAAGTAGCAGTGAACTGAATAGCTGAATCACGCTTCAAATCAACGATACGGAATGGCAATGTTGCGTTGTTACCAACGTTAGAAGCCAAAACACCATTGTAAGAATCGCCAGTATTTAAGTTACCAGCTAAATCAGAACCAGCGATGTTTAAACCGATCATTGCAGTAGCAACAGAACCAATAGCGGTAGCGCCTTGGGTTGAAGCAACAGCAACTTGGAATAAAGTATCTGGATCATCAGTAACAACTGCATAAGCATCACCAGCTAAAGTGCTTGCGGGCCAATATTGGCTGTAGCGCTTTTGCTTGGTAACAGGGTCTGTGTAGTTGCAGCCTAAAAACACACCTACAGTTCCATTACCTGCTGCGCCAGTAGTAGCGCCAGCACCAGTAGTAACTGTGGAGCGTGTGATAAAGCCACGTGAAATACCTACGACATCACCGTAAAAAATATTAGTGCCAAAGCCGTACTGGATAGGAATCTGACGAGTCGATCCAGAGAAAACTTGACCACCAATAAGATTTACTGGGCGAAAACCGTATGTACTAGGTACGATTGGATATGCCATTTAAATCTCCTAAAAGTTAAAATTATCTGCCAACCGTTACTGTAGACTTACTTTCTTTGAAAATAGGCATACGAGCATCGGATTGACGCATCAAATTGTTATCTACAGCATCCGTCTGTGCTCGTGTCTGTTCAGCGTAATAAGCTTGCTGTTGGTCTACGAACTCTTTTGGAGTTTTGCAAAGTAACAATCCGCCAATTTCGATGTTGTCTTTAAAACGTCCATCTGGATCGACTAGCAGTTTAAACTTAGGTTGTTCTTCGACTCGAACGGGTTCCCAACCTTCCCTGAGCTTAGACGATAAATTTCTAGGATCTGGGGTATTCAACATAGATACACGAATCCAACGATACTCGTATCCTTCTTCCTTATCGGGTTCTGGGAGTAACTCTGGTGGTCGCCACTGCTTTGGGCGCTCCGCCATTTCACGAACTTCGGTATCACGGTTATTTCTTTTTGCAGTCATTTTATTCTCCTAATTTAAGTACTTCTCTAGCATATTGCTCTGGGGTAATACCAAGTTTTTTGGCTAATGCCACTTGGCTCGTTTTCAGCTTGATTGGTTTCGCATTCGTGCTGCGACTCGCTGGAGCAACTACCGATGGAGATTTTGCTTTAGGAGTTTCTTTGACTTCTGGTACAGCCTCTTCCTCGAAATTTTCGGGGAAACGTTTGCGAATCGTACGATCGAGGGTCGCATAATATTCATCAGAGCCGATATGAACACCATTGCGCTTAAGTTTTTCGTGTAAACCTAGCGCTGCTGCTGTCATTTCTTCATCTTGACCGAACCAAGAATTTTGCTCTTGCCACTTCTGTGCCCTCATATCGGGCTTAGGAGGAGCTTGATATTGTGTTTTTACCTCATTTTCTTCAGTTTGTAAAGGGGGCATCTTAAAATTGTTGATGCGCTCCTGTTTTTGCATGGCTGAAACCATGTTTTCTTGAGCTTCAATAATACGATCAGTATCACCAGACTCATAAGCTTCACGATAAATCCGTTTTGCTTTATCTAGCTCTAATTCCACTGAATTTTTAACCGCAGCTACGTATTCTTGCTCTCCAGAAGACAACAAGGCTTTCATTTTCTTGTTTTCTTCGTAAAGTTTTTGCGTTGCAGCAATTGCTTCTTGTTGTTCACGCAAAGCAGCTTCTTTTGCCCTACGCTCATCGTGCCAGACCTTCTTTAACTGCTGTAAACGGTCTTTTACGTGGTCGTCATATTGCTCCATCTCGTCTTTTTCGAGATCTTGCACCACTTCTTCGGGTAAATTTCTGCGTCTACGATCCTCTTTTGGGGTATCGTCTTCAATTTCAATCTCAAAATCAGCGGGTTTTGCTTCAATTTCTGCTTTTACTTCTGGCAAATCTGCTGGTTGTTCGATTTCATCGGGGAATTGGAATGCTTCTGCCATATTTTTCTCCTTTATGAGCGTTTAATGCCACGTGGATCATCCACAATAGCTTCTACGGTGTCATCGTTAATCATTCTGAATTCTTTTCCGTGAATGTTTAAACGACTACCTGAGTTTGGTCGGACAATAATAAAGTCACCGACTTTGCACCAAGGTCCTGATGGGAACCTTGTTGGATCTTTGTAGCAGTCTGGTCCCAACGCAACTACGAATAAAACTGTTGCCAGCTTTTCTTCAAAGTTAATGGTCGCTTCTGCCTTTAAGAGTCCGCTTTCGTACGCATCTTCAATATCAGGTATTGCACATAGGATCCGATAGCCTGACGGCTTCGGTAATTGGCTTGCTTTTTCTTCTTGGGATTTGTCCATTAGCGCTGATAGATCGACCGCCTGTGACAAATCAATTGTTTCACTCATCCGAGATCTCCAAATTGTGTTTAAGGTCGGTTATTTCTCTACGTGCGGTCAACAGACCTTTAATAATCCCGCATATAGTTAGGTATTGGTTGTATTCGACCGCATCGCCACTACCTAATTGGTTTTGCATCATTGATATCCGTTCATCAATTCTGCCAATTGCTATTTCTAATTCATTCATTTATTACCCTTTTTAGCGTTTAAACGGGCTTGTTCAGCTTCTGCAACTTGGTGAGCGTCTCTCAATCCTTGTGTAAATAGCTGTTTGTTTTGAACTTTGTGCTCTTGGTCTTTGCTTGAAATATGCTTAACCAAATCTGCACCGATTTGTATCTTGTCTCGTGTTTCTTGAGACTGTAGACCTGCTTGAGTTTTAGCTGCTTCCAATACCGTCTGTGCTTGGATACGGCTTTTCTCAATTTGTTGCTGACTTGCTTTTAATTGAGCATCAACCATATCTTTTTGTTTTTTGCGCTCAAGTTCAGCTTGTTTAAGTTGTAACTCTTGTTGCTGCATCTGAACCAATGGATCTTGTGCCTGTTGCTGGGCTTGCTGTTGTGCCGCCTGTTGCTGATTGTTCTGTAATAGACGTTGAGCAGCTTGAGCCAACATTGGAGCCAAACGAGCTTCCACTTCTGGATTCATGCCAACGTCATCACCCATTTCATCAGACTTAGGTGGTAATGACATACCCAATTGTTTCTCAATTTCAACACGATAAGCAAAACCTAAATGCTCATTAATATGCGCTTGCATAGCCGCTTGCAATTGAATGGCTTGTGGTCCTTGTCCCAATACTTGTAGGATCTTTGGATCTTTCATTGCCATCATATGCACAGTAATGTGGGCTTCGTGATCTTGATATTCAAAAGCCTTGACTGGTTTTTGCATCAAAATGTTTTGATTTTCAGAAACGGGATCAGTAGGCTTAATATCATCAGCCATAGGCACAAGTTTATTGGCATTAGGAATGCCTAATATTTCAACCATTTGGCGATTCATCAACTGCATATTAAAAAACTGTGGGTTAGACTGAGCCAACTGTTGTACGGCTTGCCACTGAACAATCTTTTGCGCCATCGTAGAAGCATTAGGATCGCTTACTGGAATCAAGTCTACGGCATCGTAGTCTGATTTTTTAGCGTGCCGATTACCGCTATCTGGATCGTAGTCATAGTCTTCTGGAGTATCTTCTGCAATAATTTCTTTAAGCAGCTTTAATTCTTGCTTGAGAGCAAAATGGATACGAGCTTGTACAGCCGACATTACTTTGAGTGTTCGCTCCAAAATAGCAAACGTGGTTCCAACTGGCGCAGCAGCGGACATATCGGATACGGATAAGTCTGCTGTGTTAGCAAATCTGCGAGCTTCTTCAATAATGCCGTTTAACAAAGTAAGCAAGGTCTGGCTTGGCTCCTTGTATGGGAGCGGCATAATATTGTCTTTCATTGCTCCAGACGGTACGTCCACGTCCCTAAACTCACCCGGTGCTATTGGTGTGTCGTCACCTTTGACACGCAACCCACGGGTCTTAAAGCCACCCGGCAGATTAGCGAGGGATCCTGCATCAACCAATTGACGTACGATGGAAGTGCCACTTTTAGCATAAGCACCAATAAGATGGATGAGACCAAAATGGTAAAAGCCAAAACCGGGAATGTATCCATAATGTACAAAATGAGCACGTTTTTGGAATGTTTCATCATCTGGTCTCCAGTTTCTGCGGATTGAAAGGATGGTACTTGTACCCTTTTCAATAGTGACTACATAAGGCAAAGCAATGCCAGTGGGTTCACCGTTTTCATCTGTATGCTCGTAACCTTCTAAATCAAGGTTGACGTGCATTTCTAAAAGCTTGTATCGGTCATCTGAGCTTGCTCTAAAACCTTGCTTCTCTGCAATTTTCTTTTCTACTTCATCCAAGAAGTTAATTGGAGTTCCAAGATCAATATCACGGTAAAAACCCATGACTTGCAGCTTGCGTAATTCATTTTCTGTTTTACGCATCACGTGCGTTACACGATCAGCAGACTCTAGGTTGGCTGCGCCATAAGGAACAACCACATCTTCTGCTGGCACAAACAAAGCCATAGGGCGATTTAAGTTTGGATCAAAGTAAACCTTTTTAAATGCATTACCAGCTAGACCCAATCCCCAGATGGTGCGCTCTGTCTCAGGGCGATACTCAGGCATTCTATCTGTCAAACGGTGGTTCATATCCGTTTCAACACGGTGCGCTGCATCAATTTTGTCTTTGGTTTCTTTACCAATAATTTTTGTTCTAACTGGTCCTTGGGCGGGAAACAGACTCATAATGGTTTCAGATTGAAACTTTACAAGCGCTTCAGCAAGAATAGGATGGTAGATACCGCAAGCACCTTCCCAAGGTTCACTGCGCTCTTCAATCTTTAATCCCAATAATTCCAAACCATCTACGTAGGTTTGCAACCAATCTTTGCGGCTCGCCACATCAGAGTCGTAGTCAGAAGTCAACTCTTGGGCAATTAAAGCCAGCAACGAGTCGTCTAAATTCTCCGCAAGATTTTCGCCAAATTCTGGGTCAAGGGCTTGAATATCAATTTCAATATCATCGGTTGATATATTAATGTGGTCTGGTTCAATTTCAATTTCCAGTGGCTCTTCTTCAGCAGCGAGAGCATCGATCCCTTTGGGGGCTTGGTATAGGGCTTTATCAATTGCCATAGTATTCCTTAGTAGTAACCTTTGTTTCGGTTGGATCTAAATTCTTTTACTTCATCTGGCTCATCGCTGTTTAAACGGATAAAACCTCCCTGACGGAACCGTAACAAGGCTTGTGACGTTGAGTCAACCATGTCATCGTGGTCTCCGTTAGGGAAGGAAGCGCATTCCTCCATCACTTCTTCCGCCCATCGTGCTTCTGGACACCAGACATAACCAGACGCAAAAAGATCAGATATAGCGTTTACACGGGCTATTTTATCATTACCCTTGCTTGGTGTATACTCCGACACCGGTATGCCCATTGCCCGCATTTCATAGATCAGTGGCGCACCAGCCGCCTTTTTTTCTACAATTAGGCTGTCTGGATTCCAGTGTTTGTAGTACTCAAACGCTTTGCGTTTAAGTTCTGGGAACTCTAAACGTCCCTTATAAGCATCTAAAAGGATGATATTGGGTACTTCCAAGCCTTCAGTATTCGTTTTATAGAAGATACCCCACGTGGTGCAAGCGGAATAGTCAGCACGATTACTCTTTTCAAAGGCGGTATCCCACGACTGAATGATGTAATCGCAGTAAGGAGCGACATCCGATTCCCATATGCGCCAATGCTCCCTTTTAATAATTGCGCCTTCCTCAGATGTAGGATTTTGCTGATACTGGGCTTCCCACTTGCTAACAGGAATTTCCGCCTTGATCGCTTCAAGTTCTTTTTGCGACCAAAACTCAGACCATAAAGGTTTACCAGAGGGTAATAGCGCAGGTAATTCGATGACTTCCCACTCATCTCCATCCCTTTTCATTGAGTTATCTAAAATTTGACCAGTCAAATCCCGCTTAGACCAGCGTGTCATCACAATAATGATTGACCCGCCCGGCTGTAAACGCTGACGTGGTCCTGATCCATACCACTCAAAGACCCGATCATATACTTCGGGATTGCCTTGCATGGCTTCTTGTTCCGAATGCGGGTCATCAATAATTAGAACGTCCGCACCTTTACCTGTAACCGCACCGCCCACACCGATAGCGAAATAATCGCCGCCTTTATCGGTATTCCAACGACCCGCAGCTTTGCTATCAGAAGATAGCTTAGTTGGGAATACAGCTTGATAATCGGGTGTGTTGACAACGTTACGGACTTTTCGTCCAAAACCAACGGCAAGTTCTGCTGTATGGGCAGTTTGAATAATTTTCTTTTGTGGATACTTTCCAAGATACCAAGCGGGAAAGAGATAAGACGCAAACTCAGATTTAGTATGACGAGGCGGCATATTAATAATAAGCCGTTTAAGAGTTCCATTAGCAACTCTTTCAAATGCATCAGCCATGACAGCATGGTGTTTACCGGGAATGAAGGCACTCCACATCTCCTTTACAAAAGGTAGAAAGTTTTCCCTGCAACGCTCAATTTTGTCCTGCTTGAGCAGTTGATGTATTTTGGGAATTTGGGGCGAATCTTTAGGCAGCGTTTCTAATAACGCTAAATACTTCTTAATCTCCGCCTTAGTAAGAAGACTCAAAGGGCAGCCATCTCACGAACGGTTGCATCGATTACTTTGATGCTACGCACCATATGGGGGTTGATTTTAATCAATCCCTTGTCTTTTAAATTGTGCACCAAACGATGAATATTAGATTTGCTACGTAGTTCTAATCCTTTAGCAATCTCGGTATAGCTGGGTGCAAACCCATGCGTACGAATAAAGGCTTGAATAAAGTCGTATACCCGCTTTTGTTTTTCAGTCATTACATTCCTTTACTATTCTTAATTTAGGTTTTGCTGGTGAGCAAGAATTGCCCACGTCATAAACAACTTGCATTTGCCGCAAAATGCTAATGGCTGTTGTAAGTGCCATGTAGCCACGAGATGCTGGTTCATAAGGTGTCCTCATTGTTTCAAGGTCAATGATGGTGCTACGCAATAAAAAGTTTTGATCGCTCATAGGATCATTGCCAATACGATCAGTAACCCCAACATAATCCATAAGTGTTTTTCCTCCAAAATATATACCCCTCCATGTTTAAACGGAAACGTTCATAGGGGGTATTCTACACGAACGTTTAAACTTTGCATTGCAAAAAAACAACAGGGGGTGTGTTTCACGTGAAACATATGGAAACGTTCTGATAGCTAAAAAGTATGTAATTAAATGTGTATTTCAGAGTGTAGAGTCCAATGCAGACCATCCCGTCAAAAAGGGGGCATGGGGGTAGCGTGGGTGTGCGCCAGCGCAAACGCACAAGCCCACGTCACGCTTTTTTCTTTCTGATCGATGTCACGTTGTCGAGTAACGTCAAGTGCGATTCGAGTTCTTGCTTGAGTTGCTCTGCGTTGATCTCCTCGACCTTGGTCTCGACCTTATCGATGAACATACCGACAGCCTTGCCCATCAGCTCCAGCGCACGCAGTCGTGCACCAACGTTCGTCTCTTCATTGGCGCTGTGAACGAACAGCTCCTCCATGATGTGCTTGCGTGTGGCTACCTCGTTCGCAAGTACCAATTCTTTTTTGGCAGTGATCAAAGGTTCAAGAAGTAAAGTGATTGAACTGTGTCTCATCAATTCGTTCGCACGTGCAATGATCGTGGCATCAGCACTACCACTACAGTCGTAAGCTTTACGATACGCATCTCTCGGAGCATCACCATTGAGCACGTAGGATGCGAATGCCAGCATCTTGGCAGTGGGTTTATTAAGCTTCTTACCAGTCTTATCTGTCTTTACACCTACTGGTAATCCATTTCTCTTTCTCTTTATC